AAACGATAGATATTTTATTACAAAGATGTTACGAAAAAAATTGTAGAGGTGGTCTATTTCCTTTAAAGGAGCCAAAAATGAATCAGCAACGGGTCGAACTTTGGTATCAGATGTCTGCTTACTTGCAAGAAAAGTACAGATATTAGCCAATTTTCGAGATTTGTGACGTTTTCGGACGTATTTTGTTACGTTTGTTACGTTGTGACACCCCCCTGTATTACTTTTGTGTGTGTGTGTTAATATATATAGAAGGTTGGCAAGTAAGTGTAACAACGTAACACATGCACAACAGAAGAAACTTTTGGCAACCGAGTGTAACAATGCAACATTTAACTTGAGAGGAGATATGATGGATTTCTATACTATTAAAGAGAAAACGAAACGGAGTGGAGTTGTTGAAGTGTTCCCCGACTTTCGAGTCTGTCGGTCCAAAGATCTCATGATAAGAGGTAGAGATTTCTATGCAATATGGAATGAAGATGAGCAGATATGGTCCACAGATGAATATGATGTTCAACACTTAGTTGATAGGGATGTCATGGAGCAACGAGAAATAATTGCAAAAGAAAGACAAGTAAAAGTAAGAGCTAGATTATTAAGTAATTACTCATCTCGAGTATGGGCAGAGTTTAAAAGTTACGTAAATAATTTATCAGACAATGCTAAACAATTAGATATGAGTATAACATTCCAAGATACAATTACGAAAAAAAGCACATATGCAAGCAAGCGAGTTCCTTATAATTTAAGCGATGAGCCTTGCCCTTCTTGGCATGAATTAATAGGAACGTTATATACACCGGAAGAAAGAGCAAAATTAGAATGGGCGATAGGCTCTATATTTGCAGGAGATTCAAAAACAATTCAAAAATTCATAGTATTATATGGTGAAGCCGGCGCTGGTAAATCCACTATATTGAACGTTATTCAAAAACTATTTAAAGGATATTATACAACTTTTGAAGCTAAAGAGTTGGGTGGCTCTCGAAATACATTCTCGACTGAGGTATTCAAATCAAACCCTTTAGTTGCTATACAACATGATGGTGACTTATCAAATATAGAAGATAACACCAAACTAAATTCAATAATTTCACATGAGCAAATGACTTTGAATGAGAAATATAAGCCATCCTATATGGCACAAATTAATGCCTTTTTATTTATGGCAACTAATAAACCAGTTAAGATAACAGATGCTAAATCTGGAATAATAAGAAGATTGATTGATGTTAAACCATCTGGTAAAACTATACCAACTCATCATTATCATGCGTTAGTTAGTAAAATAGATTTTGAGTTAGGTGCAATTGGTCAACATTGTTTAAATACGTATCAAGCCATGGGTAAAAATTATTATGAACAATACAAGCCATTAGACATGATATACCAAACAGATGTTTTCTTTAACTTTGTGGAATCATATTATCACTCTTTCAAAGAAGAGGATGGTGTTCAGTTAACGAGAGCATATACTATGTATAAAGAATATTGTGAAGAGGCTACTATAACTTATAAATTGTCTCGTCATAAATTTAGAGATGAATTAAAAAACTATTTTGATACTTTTGATAGAATGACTAGAGTGGATGGAAAGCAAGTTAGAAGTTATTACACAGGTTTTCTTAAAGAGAAGTTTCTATATTCTACGGAGGAAGACGAGTATGAAGAACCATATTCTTTAGTTATTGAAGAAAAAGAATCATTGCTAGACGATTATGCTGAATTCTATCCATCCCAATACGCTACTTCAAGTGGCACACCTATTTATAAATGGGCTGAAGTAGAAACCACTTTATCCGATATAAAAACTAGTCGATTGCATTACGTTTTATTACCAGAGAAACATATTGTGATTGATTTTGATTTAAAGAATGAAGAGGGTGAAAAAGATTTAGAACTGAATCTAGAAGCAGCAAGTAACTGGCCCGCGACATATTCAGAACTTAGTAAGTCTGGAGGTGGCATCCATTTACATTATATTTATGAGGGGGATCCTCTTATGCTAGAAAGAGAATACGCTGAAGATATTGAAATAAAAGTATTCAACGGTAAAAGTTCACTTAGAAGGAAACTAACTAAATGCAATAATACCGAGATAGCTAAGATAAGTTCAGGTCTACCTATGAAGGGAGAGAAAAAAAACGTGATTGATTTTAAAGCAGTACAGAATGAAAAGAATTTAAGAAAGTTAATTAAGAGAAACCTGAATAAAGAAATACATCCAGGCACCAAACCTAGTGTTGATTTTATAAAGAAGATATTAGATGATGCATATGCTGATGGTCTAAACTATGATGTGAGTGATATGGCAGGTGCTATATTAAGTTTTGCTAATAACAGCACGCATCAGGCAAGTACTTGTATAAAACTAGTAGGGGAGATGCTATTTAAATCAGATGATCCAAGCGCTATAACCGATACTGCTTATGGAGAGGAAGAGATTATATTTTTTGATGTAGAGGTTTTTCCTAATTTGTTTGTTTTGGTTTGGAATAGGGATAGTAGTGATAAATATATTAAGATGATAAATCCTACACCTGAAGCCATTGGAGAGATACTACGAAGTAAAATAGTTGGTTTTAATAATCGACGGTATGATAATCATATTCTATATGCGAGGTATCTTGGGTATACACTAGAGCAACTGTATAATACGAGCCAAAAGATAATCAATAATGAGAGGACTGCCTTGTTTGCAGAAGCGTATGGCATGTCATATACTGATATTTATGATTACTCATCAAAGAAACAATCTTTGAAAAAATGGGAAATTGAGTTGGGCATACACCATCAAGAATTAGGAATGCCTTGGGATGAACCTGTTGATGAGAAAGACTTCCAAAAAGTAGCAGATTATTGTGTTAATGATGTTAAAGCAACTAAAGCAGTGTTTCATGCAACGAAGCAAGATTTTGTAGCTAGAAAGATATTAGCAGAGCTTAGTGGGATGACAGTTAATGACAAAACACAAAACCATGCCGCTAGAATTATATTTGGAAATAATAAGAAACCCCAGTCGTCGTTTGTTTACACTGATTTAAGTGAGCAATTTGAGGGCTATAAATATGAAGCAGGTAAATCTACCTATAAGGGAATTGAACCAGGTGAGGGTGGCTATGTATATGCACAACCGGATATGCATGGAAATGTTGCGTTGCTAGATGTAGCATCGATGCACCCGAATAGTGCTATCATGATGAACGTGTTTGGTAAGTATACTGAAAACTATAAAGAGATCCTTGATGCTCGGATGGCAATTAAGCATGGTGAATATGATGAAGCTAAAAAGATGTTGGGTGGTATATTAGAAAAATATCTTAAAAAAGTAGAAGACGCTTCTGATTTATCATATGCTCTAAAAATTGTTATTAATATAGTTTATGGTATGACATCTGCTAATTATGAAAATCCATTTAGAGACCCTCGAAACGTTGATAATATTGTTGCTAAAATGGGCGCTTTATTTATGATTGATTTACAGAAAGCAGTTGCCGATGAAGGATACAAAGTGATTCATATTAAGACAGATTCTATTAAAATAGCAGATGCGGATAAAAAGATAATTGATTTTGTTTTCAATTTTGGGAAAGAGTATGGTTATGACTTTGAACATGAAGCAACTTATGATAAATTATGCTTAGTTAACAAAGCCGTTTATATTGCTAAAGATAACGATGATGACCATTGGGAAGCAGTCGGAGCCCAGTTTGCAGAACCATATGTATTTAAGACATTGTTCTCAAAAGAAGAATTAGTATTTAATGACTTCTGTGTAACAAAGAGTACACGTTCTTCATTACATCTTGATATGAATGAGAAACTTCCCGAGGGCGAACATGATTACCATTTTATAGGTAAAACAGGATCATTTTGTCCAATCAAAGAAGGAAACGGCGGGGGCGAGCTTCTTAGGTTTAAAGATGATAAGTACTATGCTGTCGGCGGTACCAAAGGATATAGGTTCTTAGAAGCAGAGATGGTTGAGGCATTAGAAAAAGAAGAATCAATAAACACCGAATACTTTAAAGTGATGGCTGATAAAGCACGAGAAGCTATTGAAGCTTATGGTGACTTTGAATGGTTCATTGGCGATGATAAGTATGATGTAGATGATAATAAAATTTGGCCATTCTATTAAATTGAAAGGGGATATAAAAATGAGTAAAGATAATGACAACATAGCAATAGAAAACGCTAAGATAATGTTTAGAAATTTTTCCGGAGCAGAGGGGAAATATAATAACGCTGGTCGACGAAACTTTTGTGTGTTTTTAGATAGTGAAATAGCAGAGGTATTTGAAGCTGATGGTTGGAATATCCGATGGTTAGAGCCAAAGGGTGAGTATGAAGGAGAAGAGCCACAAGGGTATATGCAAGTGTCTGTTAGTTTTGACCCATACCCGCCTAAAATCATGATGATTACTAGTGGTGGAAAAACAAGATTAACTGATGAGACAATTAACCTGCTTGATTGGGCAGAGATAGAGCATGCCGATTTAATTATAAGACCGTATAATTGGAATGTTAATGGAAAGACTGGAATAAAAGCATATTGTAAATCCATGTATGTAACTATTCGAGAGGATGAGTTTGCTAGCAAATATCGAGAAGTCCCCGATAGTGCTAAAAACTGCGTCGGAGACGAATGCGAATAGAATTATATCCACACCAGAGAAAAGCAATTGAAGATTTAAAAAATGGCGCCATCCTTAGAGGTGGTGTCGGCTCTGGTAAATCATTAACCTCATTGTTTTATTTTTTCGAAAAAGAGTGTGGTGGAAAAATAGAAGGTGATTTTGTTAACATAACAATGACAAACCCAAAGAATCTATATATTATAACAACTGCTAGAAAAAGAGATGAGTTGGAATGGGATGATGAAATGTCTCATTTAAGATTATCAAGAAGAGCAAACATAAGCTTGTTCAATATACAGGTAGTTGTTGACTCGTGGAATAACATAAAGAAATATACTAAAGTTAAAGATGCGTTCTTCATATTAGATGAGCAAAGATTAGTGGGTTCGGGGGCTTGGGTTAAGTCATTTATAAAAATAGCTAAACAGAATCGATGGATTTTATTAAGTGCTACACCGGGGGACACCTGGATGGATTATGTGCCAGTGTTTATAGCCAATGGTTTTTATAAAAATAGAACTGAGTTTATAAGAAATCATGTTGTATATAATAGGTTTACTAAATACCCTAAAATTGAAAGATATTTTAACAAATCAAAATTGGCAAAGTATAGACATGACATAACTATTGAAATGGATTATGATAACACAACAGAAAGAAACCATCATTATGTAACTGTAAAATATGACAAAGAAAAGTACAATAAGATTGCTAAGAAAAGATGGAATATTTATGAAGATGAGCCAATAAAACAAATAGCGCAAGCAATACATTTAATGCGGCGCGTCGTTAATAGTGATCAAAGTAGAATCGACAAAGTAAAAGGGTTGATTAATGATAATAATAGATTAATTATATTTTATAACTTTAACTATGAACTTGATATATTAAGAGACATTGGTTATAGTTTTGATAGAGTATGTTGTGAATGGAATGGGCATAAGCATGACCCATTGCCTGACACAAAGAAGTGGATATACCTAGTTCAATATACATCAGGCGCGGAAGGTTGGAATTGTACTGAAACTGATGCTATGGCGTTCTACTCACAGAACTACTCTTATAAAATAATGAAGCAAGCGGCAGGAAGAACCGATAGACTAAATACTATCTATGATGAGTTACAGTATTATCATTTAGTATCTGACGCTCCTATTGACATAGCTATAAGAAAGACAACCTCACAAAAAAAGAAGTTTCAAGAGAAAACATTCAAATTTTAGCAATCGCATCAAAAACAGAGGCTATAGTAGAAGAGTAGAAGAATCTCTTACTATTTTTTTTGAAAGGAGACCGTATGTTAGAGAGTAAATTTCAAAAATTATTAATTGAGGACTTAAATGATTTATTTCCGGGATGTGTGATACTACATAATGACGCAAATACAATACAAGGTTTTCCTGATCTAACTATTTTATATGAAAATAAATGGGCTTGTCTAGAATGTAAAAGAAGTAAGCTAGCTAGTCGAAGACCCAATCAAGAATATTATGTTAGTGTATTGGATGAGATGTCTTATTCAGTTTTTGTGTACCCAGGAAACAAAGATGAGGTGTTATATGAAATTCAACAAATATTCACACCTTGAGGGGGCGCATGCATTTCTAAGCCCTAGTCAATATCATTGGGTAAATTATGATTTAGAAAAATTAGAGAACACCTACCATAGAAGGCAGGCGTCACTGATGGGAACAAGAATCCATTCGTTTGCGGATGAATGCATATCATTAGGTATTAAACTACCAGACGAACCAAAGACACTTAATATGTATGTCAATGATGCAATCGATTTAGGTATGGCGGCAGAGGTTATGCTTTATTATTCTGATAATTCTTTTGGCACAACAGACACTATATTGTTCAAAGATAATTTTCTTAGAATACATGATTTAAAAACAGGAGTAACAAGGGCGTCTATGAAACAGCTGGAAGTATATACTGCTTTATTCTGTTTAGAGTATGACATAGATGAAAACACAATAGACATTGAGTTAAGAATATATCAAGGTGATGAAGTAATATGTTATGTTCCAGATAAAGAGGACATATCGTTTATAATAGATAAGATACAAACTTTTGACAAAAGGATTGATGAAATCAGAATGGAGGGTTAGTGATGACAGTCATAAAGCATATCGGGACACCGAGGCATTCCGGGCGATATCCTTGGGGGTCTGGCGGGAACACGCAAGAGGACTATTTTAATTTTTTAGGATATGTTGCGGATTTGAAAAAAAAGGGCGTGTCTGAAGCTAACATTGCAAAAGGTCTAGGTCTCGGTAAGTCTGGTGACTTAAGAGATTTAAAAACCTTAGTTAAAGAAGATAAAAGAAGACAAGACACTGCCCAAGCGATTCGTTTATTAAATAAGGGTCTGTCTAAAGTTGCTATTGGAGAACGGATGGGCATTGGGGAATCCTCAGTTCGATCCTTATTAGATGATGAGTTAATAAAAAAGAATAATGTAACCCGAAAGACGGTGGCTATGTTGCAAGACATGGTTGCTAAAAAGAAGTATATTGATGTCGGACTTGGTGTCGAACACCATATTGGAATAGCTAGAAATAAATTAACAACAGCTATATACCATTTAAAGCAAAAAGGCTATGCTGTCTTCTATGTCCCAGTCACTCAATTAGGTACTGGGAAAACAACATATGTGATGACCCTAGCTTCCCCAGGAACAGAATGGAGTGAGGTTTGGGAAAATAAAGATCAAATAAGAAATGTGACAGCGTATAAAGATCCCGATAGCATTGGGTATGTTGATTTAGAACCAATTAAAAATGTATCTCCTAAACGAATAAAAGTTAATTATGTCGAAGATGGAGGCAAGGATAAAGATGGCCTTATCGAACTTAGAAGAGGTGTTGCTGATATATCATTAGGTAATGCTAAATATGCTCAAGTTCGTATAGGTGTTGATGAAACACATTTTTTAAAAGGTATGGCTGTCTATAGTGATGACTTACCAAAAGGCACGGATATACGATTCAATACAAATAAATCTAAAAAAGAGTTTGATAAGATGGGTGTTATGAAAGGTCAAGAAGATGACCCAGACAATCCATTTGGATCCACCGTAAGACAAAAACATTATATTGATAAGGATGGGAACAAACAACTATCCGCTTTAAATATAGTAAATGAGGAAGGCAAGTGGGCAACCTGGTCAAAGAATCTTTCTTCCCAATTCTTATCAAAACAACAAATCCCTTTTGCTAAAGAGCAATTGGATAAAGTGTTTGATAGGAAGATAGAAGAATACAAAGAGATTCAAAAAGTAACAAACCCAATAGTTAAAGAAAAATTATTGTTAGCGTTTGCCGATGGTGTTGAAGCGGATACGTTTCATCTCAAAGCGGCTGCTATGCCAAGACAAGCAAGTCATGTGTTAATACCTTACCCTGATATGAAAGAGGATGAAGTATACGCCCCTGGCTATAGAGATGGCGAGAGCGTGGTCTTAGTTAGACACCCTCATGGTGGACGATTTGAAATACCAAGACTGACTGTTAATAATAAGCATGCTACTGCAAAACAACAACTGAAAGATGCTAAAGATGCAATAGGCATACACCCTAAAGTAGCGGAGCGTTTGTCAGGTGCTGACTTTGATGGGGATGCTGTTATTGTAATACCAGATAAAAATAAAAAGGTACAAGTATCTGCTGCGTTGACTGGCCTTAAAGATTTCGACCCACAGACATCATATAAGGGGTATGAAGGTATGAAGCGCATGACTCCTGAGCAAAAAGGAGCACAGATGGGCCAAGTATCCAACCTAATAACAGACATGACTATTCAAGGGGCGAACTCTAGTGAATTAGCAAGGGCTGTAAGACACTCGATGGTTGTTATTGATGCCGAGAAACATGGGCTGAACTATAAGCTATCTGCTAAAGAGAATGATGTAGCTGGTCTAAAGACAAAGTATCAAGGGCGTCATAATGGAGGAGCCTCTACGGTGGTATCGAA